CCGGCAGCGGTCCGCCACGCAGGATTGAACTCTACGCTACTGCGGCGCCAATGAACGCACAGAAGCAGCCTGGTGACGTGCTGAGCCAGAAAACCCGAAGCTGGGATGATATCCGCGTTGCTGACCTGGTGAAAACGGTGGCCACGGATAACGGATTAACGCCGAAGGTGGCTGCGGCGCTGGCCGGTATTCATATCGAACACGTTGACCAGGTCTCTGAGTCCGATGCTAACTTTCTTTCCCGGCTGGCGCGCAAATACAACGCGGTCAGTAAACCTTCCGGCGGGTTCTGGCTGTTCCTGAAGCAGGGCGCGGTGGAAAACGCATCGGGTAAATCTGCGGGCCCCATCACGGTGACCCCCGGTGACGTTTCCGGCTGGTCATACCGCGAGGGGGATCGGGGAAGTTCTACGGGCAGGGCGACCGGTAAGGAAGGCACAAAGAAGCCCGGTAAAATCGGGGTACGGTACTACGACGAGGCGGATGGCAGAACCAAAACAGCCGCTGTTGAGCATGATGGCCCATCTCTGGCGAATCCTTACACCCAACCCGCAAAGGGCGATGCTGAGCACCATGCTAAATCGAAAAAGACCCGGGCTAAACGCAACGAACAGAAAATGACGCTTAACGGACCGTGCCGGCCAGAGCATGTGCTGCTCACCGCGGAATCAGGCGTTATCACCTCCGGGTTTGGCACCCGCGAGGACCGCGCCTGGGTGGTGGAGTCGCTGGTCTTCACGCTGACGCAGGCCGGGTTCAGCTTCACGTATAACCTGGTTGTCGATATCCGGCCGCCGTCTGAGTCCTCTAAAAAAACCAAAGCCAGCGACAGGAAAGGGCCGGATTACTTCGGTTAGCTCTGCCACCGCCCGGTGGCGTCGATACGGAAAAACAAACATGAACGGAACCGATCGCCGGACGGGCAAGCGCCTGTCGGGCTCTGCACATTTGCGCCAGTCGGTCAGCGATATTCTGACCACACCCGTCGGCAGCCGCGTACTGGTGCGTGATTACGGCAGTGATTTGTTCTCGCTGGTGGATAACCCGCGGGACGATTTGACCCGGCTGCGCATTATCGCGGCGACCGCCTCGGCGCTGGCCCGTTGGGAGCCCCGCCTGCAGGTCACCCGGGTAGGAGTGTCCTTCAGCAAAAGCAACCCCTCATCCTGCACCCTGGATATTGAAGGGCTCAACAAAGAGAGCAACGTACCGCTGACCCTGGGAGGCATACAGATTTATGGCCAATAGCTATGACGTGATTAACCTTTCTGAACTGGACGTCCCCGACGCGATTATTGTTCCTGACGCGGGTGAGATTTTTTCACGCTGGCTTGCCCGTCTGCGGGAGCTTGACCCGGTATTTGATGCCCTGGTGGAGTCTGATCCGGCGTACAAGCAGGGGGAGGTCAACGCTTATCAACTTACCCTGGCGTTTCAGCGCGTCAACGATGCGGTACGGGCCGTTTTTCTGGCCAGCGCCACAGGCGCCGATCTGGATCATATCGGCGCGGCATTTAACGTCAAACGACAGACCATTTCTCCTGGTGATGCGGATGCGGTACCGCCGAGCGATCCTGTGCCGGAAAATGACGATGCTTTTCGGGAACGCATTCAACTTTCGTGGGCCCGGCTGAACACCGCAGGGGCGCGAAACGCCTACCGGTTTCACGCTAAATCGGCGGACACAGATGTACTGGATGCGGATGCCTACGGGCCTGAAACCCACAGCCGGCCGGGCGAGGTGGATGTGTACGTGCTTTCCCGTACGGGAGATGGCATCGCACCACAAGCCCTGCTGGAGAAGGTGGCCCGCACGCTGAGCGCCGATGAAGTGCGTCCCTTAACGGATTATGTCAGTGTAAAAAGTGCCGTGAATATTCCTTACACCGTGACTGCCGAGCTGGAAATCCCGGATGGCCCTGACGCGCAGACCGTGCTGCAGAATGCGACAGACGTCGTTACGGCGTACACAGTCCTCTCGCATCGCATCAGGATGCTGGTGTCACGGGATGCGTTTTATGCGGCGCTCCGACAGGCCGGAGTAGTCAGAGTACGACTGAGCAGTCCGGGAGCGGATCTTGAGGCTGAGGCGGGAAAAGCCCCGCTGTGTACGGCGATAAACATCACCCGCAAGGGAGCGGCGAATGACTGAGACATTTCGCTCTCTCCTTCCTCCTGGTGATAACCCCCGGGAGCGTGCGCTGGAACGGGCAGGAACTGAACAAATACTGGCGCTGGATACGGGCATGGTGAGTGCGGTGAAAAAGCCCGATACCTGCCCGGCTCATCTGCTTCCGTGGCTTGCCTGGGAATTTGCGGTGGATTTCTGGGACGACAGCTGGAGTGAGGCGCAAAAGCGGCGGGTGATACAGGATGCGGCTTATGTTCATCAGCACCGGGGAACATCAGGTGCCGTCCGCCGTTCGCTGGGCGCTGTCGGGCTGCCGACCACGGTCGTTGAGTGGTGGGAAGAGATGCCGCGAAAAGATCCCTACACATTTCGAATTGAAGTTTACAGCCAGCAGGAAATAGGTGCAGCGCTTTACGAGCGCATTCGTCGGCAGGTTAATAAGGCTAAAAATCTACGGAGTTATCTCAGCAGCATCGACGTTATTGCTGATCTTGGCTCGGCCGGAACCTGGTATACACGCGGTGCGGTAACAGCTTACATCGACATCGTGATAGAAAGTGGAGAGTAGTGTGGCAGAGAAATATTATTCCATCCTGACGAACAGGGGAAAGGAACTTGAGGCTGAGGCTATAGCGACGGGCATTGCCGTCGTTATTCAGGATTTTGTGATTGGTGATGGCAACGGGCAGGCGGTAACCCCGGACCCGCAAAGCACCACGCTGGTGAATGAAGTCTACCGCGGAGCCATCTCAGACCTCTCAGTTTCTCCTGAACAGTCGAATCAGTTTATAGCCCATCTGGTTATCCCCGCGACCACAGGCGGGTTCACCGCGCGTGAGGCCGGGCTGCTGACGGATAAAGGCGAGCTTTACTCCGTCGCAAACCTTGCTGCTATAGAGAAACCTGAAAGCGGCATCAATGTGAACCTGCAGTACCGCCTTGCCGTGTCAGAAACCGCAGATATTGAGCTTGAAGTGGCGACGGGAGAGGGCCTGTTTCTTCGTCAGGATGCAAATCTGGGGGATGTGAAAGACAACGAAGCCGTGCGTAAAAACATTGGCCTGGGGGATATTGCGACGCATGACGCCAGGGAGTTTGTGCCGGCCGCTGGTGGTGATGTCGGCTGGCTTGATAACGCGAACCACTATTCAACAAAAGAGGGGGCGTGGCCGGGTGGCGGTGCCTTTCAGGGCCAGCTGGCTGACAGGCGTGCCCTGTTTTATTCCGCCGGTTACAGCGCCGGCGGGAACGTGTATCTGCCCATGACCAAAGCGACCGTGCAGACGACGGGTTCCGGGTATCAGGCCGCCATCAGCTACGGGGTGCTGGTCTCCGGAAAAAATGATTTTCCATCCGGCTGTATTCATATTCTCGATGACCAGGGACGCGACCATATCTGGACGTTTAACCCCAATGATAACGCCTTTACCGCGAACGGCTCCATTCGCGCAGGCGCCAGCGTGTATGCAGGCGGGGCAATTTTCGAGCCCGGCGGTAATATCAATGGTGAAATCTGGGGTGGCTGGCTGAGCACATGGCTCGCTAATCAATTTACCGCGCGGGATAACAACATCAACACCCGTGCCACCTGGGACTGGGCAAATGGTCAGCTTGCCGCACGGGATGACAATATTAACACCCGCTCGACATGGCAATGGGTGAATCAGCGTATTGGTGAAGTACAGAGCTGGACGTCGCAGAACTTTGTTTCCAGCGTGCAGCTGGGGGCGGTGATTTCCACCTGGTGGCCGGCGGCGGGCGGTGACGCGCCTGCGGGTTACGTGCTGACCGGCGGGGATTTTAATGAAGACCAGTCTTATGTTCGCTACAAACCGGTTCAGTTCTGGACACGTGGCGGGTGGGTGAATGCGCAGGGGTAAAGATGCAAAATATTAAAAATTTCAGGGTAAAACAGCCCACCAAAAAAGACACTGAAAAATACGGTGATGCCACTGCCGGTATACGTTTTTTCGAATCAGAAGACGGGCAGGACTGGTATGAGTGCCAGTCCCGGTTTGCGGATAACACGATAAAAATCATGTACGACAGCGAGAATGTGATTCGCTCCGTCATCGATAAGCCGGTGCCGGAGCGTGGCAACATTTATGCCGTGTCGATGTTTTCCCCTGAAGGGATGAGCGTCGCAGAAATCAGCGAGAAGTTACCGGAGGGATTCAGCATCAGGCGCGGGGAATGGGTATTCGACGGTAAAAAAGTGGTCCCGCGCACCTGGTCGAAAGAGGAACTAATTGCGCAGGCGCAGAAAACAAAATCAGTACTGCTTGATGAAGCCGCAGACGCGATAGCGCCGCTGCAGGATGCAGCGGATACTGAGATGGCAACGGAAGGCGAGTTACAGCAACTCAGGGCCTGGAAAACGTATCGCGTCCTTCTGAGTCGTGTGGATGTCAGTGCTGCGCCGTATATTCAGTGGCCGGAAAAGACGAGCGACTGAACACGCGAAAGAAACCACTCCCTCACATTTTACACCGGAGACAATATTCATTTCTCTTACCTTCCTGAGCGAAAAAAAACGGTGGTGAAGACGGAAGGATAAGTGTGGCTGCACTACGCCGTTAATTGCGAGGAGCAGTCATCTGTTCACTGCGAATTATCTACTAATTTACAGGGATTTATTATGACGAGTTGTGTTCTGGCTTTTAACGGGGAGCGTATGGACCCCGTAAGCGAAACCTATCATTTGGGCAATGGCTACCGCGCATATAACCCGGTCCTGATGCGTTTTACCAGCCCAGACAGCTGGAGTCCGTTTGGTGCGGGTGGAATTAACGCTTATGCTTACTGTGCAAGGGACCCGGTCAACCGGGCAGACCCGTCGGGCCATATGAGCTGGCAAGCCGGTCTGGGGATTGGACTGGGGATTCTGAGTATTTTCGGGGCAATATTTACCGGTGGAGCATCCATTGCAGCGGCTGGCAGCATCAGTGCAGCCCTTGCGGGAGCGTCGACAGTATCGCTGGTTGTGGGCACTGCTGCGCTGGTGGCGGATGTGACGGGAATTGCCAGTGCCGCAACAGAGGAGAGTAATCCTCAGGCTTCGGCAGCGTTGGGCTGGACCTCACTGGTGTTTGGAATATTGTCGCTGGGGGCGGGACTGGCTGGCAAACTTGCTGGATTGGTCAGGAGCAGAAGCATGAGGTCGGTTACTTCTGTGCGGGGTGTAGCCAAAGCTACTGGCTTGCCGACAATCTATGAGGCTGTTCCGGGGCGATTTAGCGAATCTTTAGAAATAAATCCGGTGAGTGTTTCAGTTTTAGGTTCTACCACGGGACCTGGTGCAAACGGTGCGGCAGATGTTAGCGAGGTTAGTTTTGCTTTTGAAGGCATTAAGAGTCGCAGGGCTTTGAATATACTTTCTCATGGGAATGATGGTGGCATAGTTCTTGATCCAGGCATAATGAATGCCCAACAGTCGTATAAGCATTTTATTGAAAATGTGAGGAATTTCACTGATTATGATGCTTATAATTTTTTAGGCTGCTGTTCAGAGCAGCTCGCCAGAGATTTTTCATCCATTGTCAGAAATAAGCAAGTTGTGGGTTTTTCAGGACTACTTTTTCAAAAAAATTCAGTCATCCTGAACGAAACCCTTGCCGAAGGTGATGCTTTTTGGCGGGTATCCCGTGGAGGAGCTTTAGCTCATGCATCAATGGACCTTCAGCGTGAATTAAGTCAATTACCCCGGCAGGCATTAACGTTTAAATTTAATGGCGTGGCCCGGACTTTCAGAAATGGTTCTTTGATAGATGCTGAGCCAATGTAAATAACCGAAATGTTAATACATTAACATTCTACAAACGGACTGGAGATATTCATGAAGAGCGGCATTCTGGCTTTTAGCGGGGAGCGTCTGGATCCCGTGAGCGGCACCTACCACCTGGGCAATGGCTATCGGTCCTACAGCCCGGTACTTATGCGCTTTACCCGCCCCGACAGCTGGAGTCCGTTTGGTGCGGGTGGAATTAACGCTTATGCCTACTGTGAGGGTGACCCGGTTAACCGGGCAGACCCGTCGGGCCATATGAGCTGGCAAGCCGGTCTGGGGATTGGACTTGGGATTCTGGGTATCCTCGGAGCCGTATTTACCGGTGGAGCATCCATTGCTGCGGCTGGTAGTATCAGTGCTGCCCTTGCGGGAGCGTCGACGGTATCGCTGGTTGTGGGTACTGCGGCGCTGGTGGCGGATGTGACGGGAATTGCCAGTGCAGCGACAGAGGAGAGTAACCCTAAGGCCTCGGCAGCGCTGGGCTGGACCTCACTGGCGTTTGGGATATTGTCGCTGGGGGCGGGACTGGCTGGCAGAATGGTGAAGCCGGGAACTAAAACAGTGGCGGCGGCGTCGAGGAACATTGATGGATATGCCTCAGAGCAGATTGCTGCCTGGGACCGCGTCGCCACACGGGGTCTGGGGAGAGGGAAGCTTCTAGGGGGAATGTCCAAGACAAATAGTGCGCTTGAAAAATTTGCACAAGGTCACCCTGACGATTTTAGACTAGTACTCAACAAGCTGTCAGGAAGGGATATTGACCAACTTCGTGCAACTTCTACCACTATGCACAATGCAGTTGAAAGTAACTTAAGAGAAATCAGGTCAATTTTACCAGAAAGAAGTTTAGGAAAAATTGACGTAGTGGCTATTAATACCGCCGCTTTAACCAGAGTGGAGGATATTAATCCCTTATATCTCTTGAAAGTGAGGGAAATTGCATTAGGAATTCATCCTTATACAACACCATCTCAACTATTCAGGGCCGGTATAAATCCTTTGTCAGATGAATTGATGCTTACACATACCATAGATGCTTATGAGGCGGTTGTTCCAATGGAAGGGGCTTTAGGGCACAGAGGCTTAGACACAACTGAACTATGGAGAGAAGCTGATCACGCCGATAACTTATTCAGAGCAGCGTGGCTTAACCTGTTCAGGTGATCGGATGAACAGACCTTCGTTTCGCAAACGTCATTGGAACCACACAGTGCTCGACTGTGTGGTCTAAGGTGTATTAGTCGCGACTTGATCTGACCTTGGATCTTGAAGGGTGAGACGTTCTAATTCACTGATATGCAGTTCTCAATCATATTAGTGAGCTTGTTGGCTAACCCTTCTCGTTGCATAACCACCCATCCATTTTTCTGCGCCAGCTGCAGCCATGATTCGAGGGATATGACCAGGTCACTATCGTTTAGTGGTATTTCGTTGATGGTGATACCGGCGCGTTTATAGCAGAGAGTACGACTATCGTAGCTGGTGGAGGATATACTGTGACAGTGGTTCTCTCGTAATCGCTTTTCACACTCGATGAAGTAGCGACGAATCTGACGCCCTTTATCGTTGCGTTCGACCATCGCAAGTTCTTTGGCTGTGTCGAGTGTGAGGTGATACTCCTTGCGTCGGCGCCCAGGAGTTTTCGCCAGATTTGGCGTAAATATGATGTAGTCTAGGTTTGCGGCAAGTTCATACTCAGAAATACGTTCACGGATCCAGTTGGAAAAGTCGCGTCCAACTTCTAGGAAGGTGTGTAAATTGCGAGCGTCGCAGAGCAGGGCTGTTTCGTTAGAAATTGAACCATTAAAGACTGGAATGAGTTGATTGGCCATGTGATTTACCTTTGTAGTAGGATAATCACCACCTTCAGTTGCAAATCCTGGGGTGGTGAGACGTACAGGGTTTGCAATACCGGCTACAAAGGACCCGGCGAGCCTTCCGGCTCCCCTGCACGCCACACCATAATTTAGGTGTGTCAGTGCAAACGACAATAAAAAAGACGCTGGCGCGTCATTTGTCGCCTTTGTAGGTATCCGGGTTGCAAATCCCGACAACCAGCGATGTGGCTGCAGCGAGAATATAGCTCTAACGCCCTTAGTCGGTCAACAAAAAGTGTTGGTATATTAAGTCTTGCTAAGTGCGTAACATACTGATTTACCTCAATGCGAAATGGGTGTTATATATCACGCATGAAAGATAACGCTTTGAAAAAACGAATGTTCACTCCGGTCTTGAAAACCGGCGACCCGAAAGGGTTCCAGAGTTCGAATCTCTGCGCTTCCGCCA